GTTACGACGCTGCCATCCCCGGACATCAGCAGCATCCAGCCGGGGAGCAGGTCCACCACGTCCGGGTCAGCCTGCCCGATCCACGCCTCGGCATCGTGACGGACTGCCATGCCGGGCGCGGGCAGGCGGCGGAGGTAATCGCTTGTCGCCCACCAGAAGTTCCCGGCGAAGATCCCCGCGCCCTCGAACGAGGACAGCAGCTGCGGGAACTCGTGCTTGTTCTTCCAGCAGCAGCCCACCGCATCGTGGCGCTCCAGCAGCCGCAGGCAGATCTCCCATTCGCCGACCAGGCGCGCGGTCATCTCCTGCCGCCAGCGGCTGTTAGCGCCGTGCAGGTCAGTGGATGCGCCCTTGGTGTGCGCGTACAGTACCGCGCACGGCTCGTCATCACTGGCGAGCCACTCCCGGATGGCGTTCAGGGTCAGCTGCTCGAAGCCCTCGTCCGCCTCGGCGACGATCTTCCAGCCGTAGGTGGTCACGACGTCCCGGCAGATGCGCCGGTCGCTGGAATTGCCCACCATCCCGACCATGGGCACGGCAGGAATGCCGGCCTCGCGCAGCGCCCTGGCATGCTGCCCCAGAGCAGGCGCCCACGCACCCGCGGCATAGATGTGATAAAAGGTTGCGACCCGCACACTCGCAGACTAGTCTGCGTCGTCCCACTGGTCGCGGCGCTTGGTCAGGATCTGCGCCATCGCCGCCGGGCCGAACAGGCCCTTGCGCGGGCCCGCGGCCGGCATCGTCGGACGATCACTGCGTACGAAGAACCTGCGCAGGTCGTCATCCGCCGCATATGCCCGGACCTCCTCCACCTCGGCCTGGACATAGTCGGCGATCGAGTACAGCGCCGCGTCGAACGCGCGCAGCATCGCCGTGGTGTCCATGTACCCGGGCGAGAGTACAGGAGCCACGTCGATGCAGTCCGCGCTGTGCAGGGTGCGCCGCGCCATACCGTCGCGCCACTCCCACTCGTCGCCGCCGTCATGCACGCGGAAGCCGAACGAGGAGTAGCGGATGTCGCGGCGCTGCACCAGCTCGCGGATGTCCGCGCGGGCCTCCGGCGGCTTCACCTCGTAGTCCACGCCCACCCGGTCCGAGCGCAGCCGCAGCGTGCCGGCCTCCTGCGTCCCGAGGACCATGTTCGAGTCGTGGTTGTACCGGCAGACCGCGTGCGTGCCGTCCGCGTTGCGCCAGCCCTGCGAGGAGACCATGTCGAAAATGTGCGGGGACACGCGCTCGGTGAACCCGCCCAGGTTCCGCGACTCGCGCGGGATGAACACCGTTGCGTAGCCGCCGATCCACTTTCCGTCATCGCCCATGTCCCGCAGCTCGACCGGCTTGTCGAAGTCGCGGAACTGGCTGGTGATGCGCAGCTCGCGGCGCTCGTAGTCCGTCCTGGCGCTGTTCTCGCCGACATGCACCCCGAACCGCTTCGCGGCGGTCTTGATCTTGGGCATGGCCCTCTCGCCGAACGGGGAGGCCGGCGCCCTGGCCAGGGCGTTGCGGACGTGCGCGGCGTCATGCACGGGGAAGTGGCGCAGGCTCCGGGGCACGGTCTTGCCCTCGGGGTCCTTGGTGCCGCCGTCCTCGATGAGAGCGAATGCGCTGTCCGGGAGATCGTTGATCGTCGCGGTGTCGAGTTCGGCCACCTCAGTGCGCCTTCCCGTTCGTGGCGGCCAGAGCCGCCTCATCAGTCCACGCTCTCCCGTGCAGGAGGGCTACTGCGGCCGGGCCGAACAGGGGCTCATCTGCCCTGCGGTCCTCATCCGGTGTCGGGGCGGCCTTCTCGATCACCGGCAGATCTGCGAACAGCGTATCAAGGTCACCGCAGGTTACGGCTTCGCTGGCCTTCAGGCACCGCTCGTCGAACTCGGCGCCGCGCAAACGCCCCGCCGCGGCGTGCGCTGCGAGCAAGGCACGGGCCTCGCCGCGGTCTCCGTCGGAAGCCCGGAACTCAGGGTTCCCGCCGAAATGCACCTGCGGTGGCGCTGGCGGCTCGCCCGGCTCCGCGGACCGGACCTGCGTCATCAGTCCCCCCAGGTACTGCGGCGGGGTCTTCTGCAAGGGCGGGTTGTCCGCGGTCACCGGGTTCACCCAGTCCGGGTGCTCCTTCTCGATCCTGCCCATGGACTCCGCGACGTGGTCCGCCTCGAAGATCACCAGCGGCAGGACCGACTTCGGGACTGTCCGGGTTGTCGCCGACATCCGCTCCAGTACCGTCTGCGGCAGCGGGTCGTCCCCGCTGGGCAACGGCGGCTTGTCGTCGTCGGCGCGGATCTCGTTCTGCGTGCGGGTGCCCATGTTCCGCTGGATCTGGTACACCTGGTTGCGCGTGTGCGGGTCCATCTTCAGCAGCGCGTCGGTGTCGAACTTCGCGTACTGGGTGGACGGAAGCATCATGGTGAGCAGCCGCTCCCACCGGGTCAGCCACGGCCGCAGCGTGGACTGCAGCTCCTCCAGCTGGTCCTGGGTCACGTTGCTGTAGGCCAGCCCGTCGGACCTGGTGCCCCCGACGCGCCGGGGGTTGACGCCGTAGATCGCAGCCACCTGGGTGGCATTGAGCTGCATGCCCGTGACGAAGATCGCCTCGTCCACTGGCACGGACAGCGCCTTGAAGTCCCAGTCCCGGCCGTAGACGAGCGGCTGGCGCAGCCGGATCGTGTCGCTCAGCTGCTGGCGGATCTGCTTGGCTTCCTGCTCGTCCACCTCTTCAGAGATGTTCTGGAAAGTGCCGGGCGGAAAGCCGCCGCCGGCGAACCAGCTGTGGCTGTAGTCGAGCGCCTGCAGTCCCTGGCTGATCAGCGTCGCGAACGCGCGCATCGGTGAGATGCCCTCGACCTTGCCCGGCACCGTGAACGCCTTGATCGAGACCAGGTCGGAGCGGTCCATCTGCCGGCCGTTGTAGTAGATCCGGGCGCGCAGCGGATTCTCCGGCTGCTGCTCGTCGTCCTGGACGCTCATCCGGTCAGGCGTCAGCCACGCGACTCCGGTGGGCAGGCCCAGGCCGTCCGGGCCGGGGATGCCGCTGCGATTGGTGACCAGCCCCCACGCGGTTCCGTGCAGCAGTGCGGCGGCGGTGCCGGAGAAGAACCAGTCGTACAGCGACTCGCCCGGCACCTGGGGTCCGCCGCCGGACACCTCGTCGCCGAGCAGCATCGAGGAGTACATCCGCTCCGACGCCCCGTTGCCGAGGCGCCGGTACACGTTGACGGGCAGTGATGCGACCTGATCTGAGATGAAGCGAACACAGCCATAGAGAGCGGCTAGCCCGAGGCTCGATTCCTGACCCTGGACTTCGCGGGAGGGGTGGACCGGCCCGCCGATGTTAAACTTCCAGTACGGATTGCGGGATTAATCGCCACGGCTGCCAAGGCACCCCGCCGATCGTGCGATATTCAGCAGTAATCCTGTCAACCAAGCTCATCCGTACCACCCCCCATCGGCTACCATTGACGCATGCGTACTGGTGGCAATCATGGCGTTAAGCGGGGCCCGGACCTTGAGCCGCGCAGCAGGCGCTCCGACAGCGGGCGCCCCAGGGGCTGGCAGCACACTCCGACCTATAACAGCTGGGCGCAGATGAGATCCCGCTGCAACAATCCGGGACACCCGCGCTGGGCGGACTGGGGCGGTCGCGGGATTACCGTCTGCGAGCGCTGGGACAAGTTCGAGAACTTCCTGGCGGACATGGGCGAAAAGCCGCCGGGCATGACACTGGAGCGCCGCGACAACGACCGCGGGTACGGTCCCGATAACTGCTACTGGGCTACGCCTGCGCAGCAGAATCGCAACAAGCGGAGTACGAAACTGACCGGCGCCGCAGTGCTGGAGATAGTGTCGCTGCTGGATGCCGGCCTGGGTGTAGCTGCAGTCGGAAGCCAGACCGGCATTGACCGCCATGTCGTGGGTGTGATCGCCACAACCATTCAGGCCCTGCGCTCCGAGCCGCACCCGCTGCCTCCCGCGCCCGTGCCTGACTAGGACGGCGCGCGGCCACGCCTGCGCCTCAGCATACGCGCCAGGTGGCTGACCACGCCTCCTCGACTACAGCCTCCGGGAACGCCTCGTAGGGCCAGTGAAGCCCCCAGGACCACCACCCGGTGCCGTCGTCGAGAACCGTGTGCGGGCCCGGCAGGTCCACCCCGAGGATCAGCAGGCCGTCGCCGCCGGGCTCGAAGACGGGCCGCGCGCCCGCGAGGCCACGGCGCGCTGCGGCATCGAGGGTGTCGGCGATGTCAGCCCCCTGATCCGGAGTGCGCGCTGTATAGAAATACAG